AAAACCGGTCGTCGTTGAACCAATCATGCAATTGAGTCCATTCATTACTCTCGCAGTTTAACCCCACGGCACATTCTGATTCAAGAGGGAAAATGCTGAGTAGTTGAACGATAGGCAAAAAGTACTTCCGGAGTAACACTTGTAAAACCAAGTCAGCGCCAGCAAAAACTCGCACTTTGTCTTTAGTCAGCTTGGTAGGTTCATCTTTCAGAGAGCACTTGAACACAGAGTAATATCTCTCACCATTCAGCAACAACTTCTCAGCTCGTTCAACTTCATCTACGACATGCAACGGCAAGTGGTACTTTCCTTCAAACTGTGTGTCCGGAACAAACATGTTACGTTTGGCCCCACTAAAAGGGAAGCCGGGTGAAGAGCTCATGTTCATGCCACGGATAAACCTACGATTTGGAACTCCGTTGACAACCTCATAATACGTCAAAGGCTTTTCATCGCTCAAGAATTGTCTCATTTTGCTTGCTAACGGTAATACATAGTCTTCACACGCTCGGGACACTAAATTTGGACACACCGTGCCAATTCCAGTAGCTAAGTGCTGCAAGTCTGCGCGCCATGGTGCCCAGTGTTCGCGTCCGCTAACGCCTCGGAACTTGGGTGGACCCCACAATTGAGGCACTCCAAACACTTCTTCAACGTGTGGCGACAATAATGACGATCTTACCACAGATTTCGCAGTTGACCTAGTGGGAGTGCTCCCATATGCCACAACGCGCTCGGGAACCTCTGTCATGAAATTCATAGGGCTTTTCTCGTGCAAAAGGCCTCCAGACAAGGTCTGGACTCCATATCGTTGGGTAGGGAAATCCCCGTCTGAGGCAGGAACCACTGCTCCTGGTACGCAATTGAGTCTTTGGACCGCATCAAATATGTCAGCAGCCGTCACAATTTCACCCTGTGCATTGCTAGCACCTACTACTCCCCGACAGTGCACCCCCATAATGAAAGGTGCTCGAGTTTCTGCAACCATTACTGCACCACAGAGTCCAACTCTTGTGGGGATTGGCAATTTGTAGCTAACAACATGACCGGAACGCGTGGCGCTAACCCTGTAATCAACACTGGTTCCATCCGGACTTTTCCGCACCCATCTCATGATGGAAGGACAACCAATTTCTATTGGGAAATAACTAGTTAAGTCTTTAAAAGAAGGGCAATTTGCTAAGTAATACACTC